CAGACAAATTCATACAGGTGGAGGAATAGCTCAAGGTAAGAGCAGTTCACCATATTTTAAAGATCATATTATTATTTTTCCATCTACTATTGCATCTTCAGATTTTCCAATAACAGTAACAGTTGCAAGAGAAACAGATGATAGCACTGAAACTACTCTTCTTAATGCATTTGAATTTACGAGTCTAACTGAACTTGTTTTTGACAGTCCAACATTTCCTAATACTGCTGTAGCAGCCTTACGTTTTGATGCTGAAATCTTCAGATCAGTTCCCCAACGTATGTATAGAATTAGGGGTCGTCTTGTAAAAATACCTCATAATGCAACTGTTAGATCAGATGGTAGTTTATCTTTTGCAGGGTCATTTAACGGTACTTTGAAAGGAACTAAAGAATATTGCAATGATCCAGCATGGGTGCTTTATGATCTATTAACAGAATCAAGGGCGGGATTTGGTGATTTTGTTGCCGAGACAGAGGTGGATAAATATTCTTTTTACAATGCCTCTGTATATAACTCTGAATTAATAAATGATTTTCAAGGTGGTACTTCCCCAAGATTTAGTTGCAATATAGTTTTACAGCAATCTGTAGAGGCTTTTACTATGCTTAACAGTATTGCTTCAATAATGAGGGGGGCTTTATATATTGATAATGGTGTAATAACTCTTGTTCAAGATCGACCTACAACAAGTTCATATTTCTTTTCATATGCAAATGTTACTGAAGATGGTTTTGTATATACAGGTGCAAGTCAAAGAACCAGAGACACAGTAGTAAATGTAAAATATTTTGATAATAATGTTAGATCGTTTGATTATGAAACTGTAGAAGATACAGCTTTACAGAGTAAATATGGGATAAATATAAAAAATATTCATGCTGTTGGTTGTAGTGATAGAGCGCAAGCCCGAAGAATGGGGTTGTGGCATCTTTACACGCAAAACAATGAAACAGAAACTGTATCTTTTACAACTGATGCTTCGGCTGGTGCTTTAATAAGACCATCACAGATAATCACGATACAAGACCCTGTAAGGAGTAATTTAAGAAGATCAGGAAAAATAACAAGTGCCACTACAACACAGATTACTGTAGATGATTTAAAAGACTTACCGACATCAAAACAAACAAATGATGAATTATCAGTCATACTTTCTGATGGCACTTTAGAAACAAGAAGTGTAGATAGTATCAATGGCCTTGTAATAACTGTATCAAGTGCATTTTCTTCAGCACCTCAAACAAATGCAGTGTGGCTGTTTGAAAGAGAGGTAATAGAAACAGAAGATTTTAGAGTGCTATCTGTACAAGAGAACACACAAGATAATACTTATACAATTACTGCAATTTTTAGTAATCCAGCTAAATATGCTTTTGTTGAACAAACTGCGACTTTAACAAATCCACAAATAAAAACACTTTTAGCTGCTGCTTCAGCACCGACAAATTTACAAGCAGAAGAAAAAATTATTGTTTTAAATAACAGGGCTGTAAGTAAATTATTTTTTACATGGCAGCCTGTGACTGGCGTCTCACAATACTCAGTTAAGTATAGATTTAATGATGGTAATTTTATAAACAGAATAGTTCAGAGCCCAGATTTTGAGATATTTGATTCAGAATTAGGTGCTTATGAAATTGAAGTTCGCAGTTATAATGCTTTATTTGAGCCAAGTATAGAATCTGCAAATCTTACTTTTAATGCAGTTGGAAAAACTGCAACACCAGCAAATGTGCAAAATTTAAGAATTGAACCAATTAATGATAAATTAATTAGATTACGTTGGGATCAAAGTACAGACGTTGACGTTACACATGGTGGATTTTGTAGGGTAAGATTTTCACAAAAAACCGATGGAACTGGTACTTTTAGCTCTGCAATAGATATTGATAAATTAGCTGGAAACTCAACAGATGTAATTGTCCCATATGTTGAAGGTGAATATCTTGTTCGTTTTGTTGATGATTCTGGGAATCTTAGTCAGGGTAGTGCCTCTGTAGTTATAGATTTGCCAGATGCACAACCAGCACTAATAACACAAACAAGAAGAGAGGATTTAGACAGCCCTAAATTTCAAGGAACAAAAACAAATGTTGACTTTGATCCATTAACAAACAGCCTAAATCTTAGTGGCGGTGGTTTGTTTGATACTATTGCAGATTTTGATGCTGTTGCTTCTGTAGATGATTTTGGTGGCATAGTTTCCAGTGGTACTTATGAATTTGGTGGTTCTGCTGGTGGTACAACATTAGATTTAGGTGCTGTATTTGCTCTTGACTTAAAGCAACATATTTTTGCCACAGGTTTTTACCCTTTAGATTTGTTTGATAGTAGAACTGCAAATATTGACACATGGACAGATTTTGATGGGACAAATGCACCAGATGTGAACTGTGAGTTACAAGTATCGTTCAGTAGTGATAATCCTGCAAGCTCACCAACATTCACTCCATTTCAAACTTTTGTAAATGGATTATTTAAAGGAAGATTATTTAAATTTAAAGCCGTTCTTACAAGTAAAGACCCAGCACAAGATATTAAGGTAACAGAATTAGGTTATACAGCAAGCCTACAAAGAAGAACAGAGCAAAATACCTCACCAATAAGTTCAGGTGCCGGTGTGAAAAATATAACTTTCACACACCCATTTTTTACTGGCTTTGCTGGTTTAAATCAAACAGCCAATTCTATAAAACCTTCAATCGGGATTACGGCTGAAAATTTAGGAAGTGGAGAGCATTTTGAACTTACAAATGTATCTGGAACAGGTTTTTCAGTACACTTTAAAGACTCATCAAATGCTAGTATTAGTAGAAATTTTAACTTTACTGCGGTAGGATTTGGAAAAGGCAACTAATTTATTATGGCAAGAGTAAATAGTACAACCAAAGAATCAGGTAATAATTTTAATGCGGCCAATGCTACTGGTGCTTTAGTAAGGGCTGCACTCAATGATATTTTCAATGCCCTAAGAACATTAAACAGTGATGCAGGAGACCCAAGTGGTACAGGAAATGTTGTAGCCTACCAGCCACACATAAATACAAGTACTAATGAATTAAAAATATCTAATGCTAGTAATAATGGCTTTATAACACTTGGTAAAATAAATACAACAAACTTTGGTCATGCTGATCTTGCAACGGCAAATACATTTACCGCAAGACAAATTTTTAATGTTACAAGCTCTATAACTATCCCTGTAGGAAATACGGCTGCAAGAGACGGAAGTCCCGCTGTTGGAATGTTGCGTTATAACAACGAGTTAAACCAATTTGAAGGATATAAAAACACAGGTTGGGGTGAACTTGGTGGAGGGGCTGGTGCAACTGGCGGAGGGACTGACGAAGTGTTTTTTGAGAATGACCAAGCAGTTACAACAAATTACACTTTATCTTCTGGGAAACATGCTCATACTGTTAGCCCTACAATAAATTCAGGTGTAACTGTAACAGTGCCATCTGGCGCAATCCTTGTTATTCTTTAATTATGGCAATAGCAATCAACGGAACAACTGGTATTTCTGGAGTAGATGGGTCAGCCGCAACTCCGGCTTTACAAGGATCAGATTCAAATACAGGTGTTTTTTTCGGGTCTGATCTTGTTAAAATCGCTACGGCTGGTTCTACTAGAGCAACAATAGATTCAGCAGGTAAACTTGGTCTTGGAATAAATGCACCAACTCGACCACTTCATGTTGCCTCTGATGAAGATTTGACAGCTTTTTTAGGTACAGGAAAAGGTGCATTATGTCTTTCAAATTCTGATTATAATAGTGGCGATTATAGTTCAATAGATTTTACTTATTCAACAAATGATAATCCTTTAGCTCGTATTGCGACAAAAATTACAAGCAGTGGAACCACTTTAAGTTTTGGAACTTCAAATAGTTACGCAACTGGTATAACAAACGAAGCATTATTTATAGACCCAAACGGAAGAACGAAAGTTAATACAAGCTCTACAGTTTCAACTGCTACGGCAGAACAATTTGCTAGTGATGCTGGAACGGCTGGTGGATATGGTGGTGTTTTTGCATCAAATACAAGTGGCGGTTATGCCACTATTTATTGCAAGACGGGTGATAATGTAGGCACTGCTATTTATTTTTATAGAAATGCTACACAAGTAGGAAGCATTAGTGTAAGCAGCTCATCTACTTCATTTAACACAAGTTCAGATTACAGATTAAAAGAAAATGCTGTTGCAATATCTGATGGAATAACAAGGTTAAAAACATTAAAACCATATAGATTTAATTGGAAATCTGACAAAAGTACAACAGTTGATGGATTTTTTGCACATGAAGTAACAGCCGTACCCGAAGCCGTAACAGGGACAAAAGATCAGGTATCAACAGATGAAAATGGTGCTATACCAA